CGAGATTGTCCAGCGCATTGCCAATGGTGAAATCTTGGCCGAAAACCAAACCCTTCTCAGGGCGGTGCGCGGCCTGTATGCACAAGGCGGTCAGGCGTCCACTACGCTACAAAAATCTTTAGGCACTCGGCCTGCGCAACTGCGCAAAGATGCCTTAACCGACATCCAGAAAACCTTGGTGGGTGATCTCACGCCATTCAACCTTGGCCAACGGCCAGAGAATGTCTTGAAGTATTTCAAGATGAGCGATGACGCAGCCAAAAAAATGGAGAATCAAAACTATGAGCAAGCCTATGGCACTGGCGGTGTGATTGATGCTGATTTGCTTGGTAGTCTGACAGATGCCTTGAAACGATCTCCAGGTGCGGTCAAGGACATCAACGAAATTTACACTGCGCAGACTGGCAAAAAGCCATTTTTCTCTTTTGACGAGGCTGGTGAGATTAAGTTTTCTAAAGCGCCAACCTTGCAAGACGCCGAGATCATTCGGCGCGGCATTAAGTCAAGCATTGATACGGCCTTTACCACTGGCCGTGGCGGTGTTGGCGAGGCGCTCAAACCTGTAGAGAGTGCTTTGCGCGAATCCATTGACGCATCGTCTAGTGCATTGGCATCGGCACGCCAGCAAGCATCGACTCTAAGAGGTGGCCGCAAAGCCTTTCAAGAAGGCCGTACAGTGCTTTCCAAGAGCGCAGATGAGGTGGATGTTTACATGGACTCCATTGCAGACAATCCGGCATTGGTGTCTGCATTTCGGGCTGGCACGATGGATGCCATCCGCAAGCAAATGGGAACAGGTCGAGTCACTTCAATGATGAGTCGATTGTCCAGTCCAGATACCAAAGAGGGTGGCATCTTGCGAAGCATCTACCCTGGCGACCAACTGGACGGAATCTTGAGCCGCATCGGCACGGCTGCGCAGTCGCAAGAGGCTAAAAACTATGTGCTGGGCCAGTCGGCAACAGCGGCCACGCTAATGGAAGCAAAGCGCACAGGCTCTAGCATCACGGCAGATGAGTTAGGCAGTGCGATGACGGGCAACCCTATGGCCGGCTTTAGCGTGCTGACCAAAATGCTCAAGAACTCAAATGCTGGCTTGTCGGATGCCGAGCGCCAGCGGGTTGCTCAGATACTGACCAGCCAAGACCCCAACATTGTTCGCAATGCTTTGGTGGATGACAGCGCTATGGCCGCCTTGCAGCAGCAAATGAACAATGCCATTAGACTGCTTGGCAAGTCTGTACCATACGGAGCAGGCTACATTGGCGCCACTACGCCAAGGCCACAGGAGTAAAACATGGCCCTGCTTGATGACGAAGAGTTGTTGAAGTCAACGATAAGCGCGACCCCGAGAAATCAAATCTTGGGGTTGTTGTCTGATTTCATTGCGCAGGGGTACGACCCGCGGCGCACTCAGCAGATGCAGGGCATCTCAAAATTTTTGATGGCTCCAGAAATCAGTCAGACTCTGGATCGTTTGTCTTATGACCCATCTGGCCGGTCATTGTTCACTGGTGCTGGTGGCCTTGGCGGTACAACCCGCATGAGGCCCGAGGCACTTGATGCGGCGCTGGCGGTGGCTCCAATGGCTGGGCCAGCAGCAAGACTTGCTGGGCGTGGTGCTGTGGCCACTGGCCGCGCTCTTGGCCCAACGGCTGCCGACATGGCTGAAAACTACTTGCAGCGGCAAGGGTTGATATCTAATATTTATTTGCCAACCACAAAAACAAAGCCCAACCCATTGGTCGGAACAAGGTACGAGACAGAGCAGTTACCAGGCATTGTTCCAAGACGGCCAGTCAACTATGACGAAATGCTGGGCGGCAGCATAATGACATATCCAACGGATATGCTCAGTAGAAATACGCGAGTGACCAATGTCAGTGACATCCCCCTTGGGAGCAATTCGTTTGTGACCCCAGGCGGTCTGATGTACATGATGGATGAAGGCAATATCGCCAATAAAATTGGCTACGCATCCAACCAAGCCGCTGCAACTGCACAGAACAATCGAGCATTAAAAGCTGTTAAAGAAAACTTAGCCCGTGGTGGTACTGGTCGAGTTTTTATGGCCCCACACACCATGCCACCTGGTGGTGAGAATTTTTCAACTGGCCCAACGATGGGTCTGTTGTCGTTGATTGATGCAACAAATCCAGACCCCAAATTGTTGGAGATGATTTCTAACCAGATGCGCGAGAAAACAGTTAAAGGCGTCAAAGGCAAATACAAAGATTTTGTCGGCCTTAATGATCCAATGGCCAGAGAGCAATTGCTCACTGGTGAGGGCTTGAAGGCTGGAAGTGCTGGTGACTTGAGAAAAATCTTTGTAGAAAAAATGGCCAATGTTGGAGCAGAAAAGGGCTTGGGCTTTAACTATCCAGATCTGCAACGGGCGATGTTTGATCCCAATGTAATGAACAAGCCAAGTTTTTTGATGGGTGATGCAATTTATGAGGCATTGCCACAATTGGGTGTTCGTCCAGGATCTCACAGCGCTTATGGGTTTGACATGCCTGGAGTATTTTTAGGCAACACCAGAGGCGCACCTGTGAGCCAATTCATGCAGCCCGTGTACAACAAGATTCTGCCAGGACAAATGAACAAGCCTGGGGCAAGTTACAAGACATCTTCATTTGAGGATTTGTTTGGCCGCCTTCAGCAGCCTGGAGACATCCCCGCTGGAAACACATATGCCGACCCCAATCAATTGACCAGAGGCCGGCTGTCAACTGGCGGTGAGAACATCTCCATGTTTATGGATGAGGCCGAGATCAAACGACTCAAGAAACTTCTTGGGGAAGAGTGACCATAATTATGTAATGCTCAAGGGCGCGGATGGCCTCTTCAGCAATGGCCTGTTGTTCGGCGCCATCCATCTTGTTTATTGCACGATCTGGCTGCACATCAATGTTGATGCCAAAGCCAGGTATCAACTGAACATCTAAAGTTATCTTCATCTCATTCCCCCAAAAAACGCTGCCGTCAGTGGGTCGATCTTGATCTTTCGATTTCTCTGACGGCGGCGTGCATTCAGAAAGTCCTTATCGTCTGCCGACATCTTGTGGCGCTTTTTGCGCATGCGCTCGGCGGCGGTGAACGACAGCGGCCTTGGCGCATCCGGATCACTGCCCATCGTCAGCAAGGCTGTGGTCATGTTGCCGGACTTCTCATACCCATGCACCCGCACCACGCCAGCCTTGCGCAATGCGCGAACATTGTCGTATGCGGTGCTTATGGAGCAGGGCAGACGCACAGCGATCTCGGCCACACTCAACGGGCCAATGCTCAACAGCCGGATGATGGCGGCTCTATAGACCGGCTTTAGACCGCGCATCTTGCATCCTGCGGGTGTACTCACGGCGCAGCATGGCACGCACCACGAAGGCCCTTGTGTGGGCATCTTCCGGTATCGCATGGCCATACATCTCCGGCGACAGCAGATCGTCCATGAACTCAATGGCGGCCTCAAGGGCTGGCTCAAGAACTGGCTCACTCATAGCTTGTCTGCATCTTTTCTGTATGTACGCAAATTGGCGATCAAGGACGGCAGCTTGAATGCGTCCATTGCACCTGGTCGGCCTGTGAAGGGTTTAAGTTCAAGGGGGACATATACCCCGAGCATTTTGTTCAGGGCTGGTGGGGGTGTTGTTTTCCTCATGCTGACCACCATGCCACCAGTGCCGCAGCCAAGCCGCAGCCGATCACCAAGCACAGCAGATAGTCCAGCGCTGCATCAGCGCGATTGCTTAATTTGTTCATGTTGTTACCCTTGAGTTAGTAGTGTTACGAAGTTTACATCAAATAAACTAATTCGCATAGTAGTCAATAAATTGATCTGTTGTTGCTAAAATACACCTATGCAATCAGTACAAGATATTCGGGATAAGGCCAGAGAGCATGGCATCAGGATGAATGCCGTATGCCGTGAGGCTGGCATCCAGCAGCCGCAGGTGAGCCGCTGGATGTCTGGGTCTGTGAAGCCCCTTTGGGATTCAGTCAACCAACTTGAGCAGGCTTTGCTCAAGCTGATTGAGCAGAAATCACCAGTCTGAGGACTCGGCGGCAGCGGCGGCTGGTGCAGCCGACTTGCCGATGCCGAAGTCATCAGCAGCACTTGGCTTAGAGCCGCCCAGAGGCTGGCCCTTCTTGAGCAGCAAGATGTTGTTCAGGCCAAAAGACACGCCATTGTTGCCAGCTTGGCTGTAAGCGTAGGCATTCAGACTCACCCGCACATAGTCGCCACTGACAATATCGTCAGCGCCAATCAGGTCATTGCCGTGGGCGTCAATAGCACCAGGCTTGGCGGTGCTTTTGACATTGCAAAAGAAGTGGCCGGCGTACTCTTTGCCGAGTGGCGACCCGTCTGTCTTAGTTTCAGTGTCGCCATCACGCAATGGGTTGCGGATGTTTTTTGGCACTTTGTCACCGAACTTGGCGACCAGCGCTTCCTTGGCTGCTGCCTTCAAAGCGGCCAGCGTTTCTTTGTCGGTCTTGGGAATGAGGATCTGAGTGCTGTACTCATCCTTGCCATTCATTTCGTTTTTGCGGCTCTGCAAGCCTGAGAAGTAGGAGGTGCGCACCTCGCCGGTTGTGACTCTTGTTGACATTTGATCGTTTCCTTTTGGTTGATCGTTTTCAGGTTTTCAGCCTGACCAAGGCGGTCAGACAATTGCACTTTAGCACAAATAAATGTTGCAAGTGTTTTTTCTTTGAGCCACAATCAAGATTCCATAAACCGCTGAAAACGAGGAAAACGATGAAACTGTTCCCACACCAAGAAGAGGCCAAGCAATTCCTGCTGGACAAGAGGCGAGCCATCCTGGCCGACCAGCCGAGGGTGGGCAAGACCCTGCCAGCGGCAGCGGCGGCTCTGCAACACCTGCCGGCCATCGTGGTCTGCCCAGCCATTGCCAAGACAGTGTGGGAGGCGGCATTCAACAAGCTCGACCCATCAGTGCCAGTGCGCGTCATTACCGGCAAGAAGCAGGCGGCAGAGATTATTTGCTCTGGCGCGACCATCGTTAACTACGACATCCTGAGCAGTGTCACGGCTTTTACAGGAATTAAAACTGTGGTGTTTGACGAGTGCCACAGGCTCAAAAACAACAAGGCTATCCGCACTAAGGCGGCGATGCTGATGATGAAAAAGATTGATAGGGTTTATGCCCTGTCCGGCACGCCCATCCCCAACAGGCCCATCGAACTCTGGCCCATCCTTCACGGGCTGGGCATCTACCGAGGCGGCTGGTTTGACTTTGCTGCACGCTACGCCAAGATGTGGAGTGCGCCTTGGGGCTTGGATGTCTCAGGTGCTAGCAACATACCCGAATTGAAAGCACTGATGCGGCCCTTTGTCCTGCGCAGGAAGAAGGAGGACATCTTCATGGACTACCAGCAGCCACAGGTATCACTGGTGACCTTTGACCTGCCCGTAGACAAGCGTGAGCAATCCTTTGATGCCGATGCCTTGGTGGCCAATCCAAACGCTCTGATGGCCTTTGAGGGCTTGGCCGAGATCATGCGTGAGGCAGGCATGCGCAAGATCAAGGCGGCATCCGAATTCATCAGCGATTTGCTCGAGTCCGGTGAGCCGGTGGTGGTGTTCGCGCACCACAAGGATGTGGTGCATGGGCTGGTCGAGGAACTTAAAGACCACAAGCCGGTGGTGGTGGTGGGCGACACTCTGTCCACCAAGCGCACCGAGAACATTGCCGCATTTCAGTCTGGCCAGACCAAAGTGATTGTGGGCAACATTGCGGCCATGTCTGAGGGGGTTGACCTGAGTGCCGCCGACACGATTGTCTTTGTCGAATGCACCTGGTCAACCTCTGCACTGGAGCAGGCCAGCAGTCGGGTGGAGAACATCAACAAGTCAGGGGTCAAGCCGGTCATATACCTGCTGACCATCAGGGCCAGCCTCGACCACAATGTGCTGGCCAAGGTACTGAAAAAGCAAAATATTGTGAATCAGATTATTTAAGGGGATTAAATGAAAATACAAATAGGCGATGCCACGCTGTACCTTGGGGACTGCATGGATATATTGCCTACTCTGGGCAAGGTGGATGCGGTGATTACTGACCCGCCTTATGGGCTGGCTGAAAAGCTGCAAGGCGGGACATGGGGTAAAAAATTTGAGGGCGAAAGCAAAGACTGGGATGCGGTTGCACCCGCTGAACTTGTCAACATGGCGCGTCAACTTTCTGACAAGGCGATTGTTTGGGGTGGTAATTATTTTTCATTTCCACCATCTCGCTGCTGGCTTACATGGATTAAACGCGATGCGGTGCAAACTATGGCTGGATGTGAGTTTGCATGGACTAACTTTGATGCTAACGCCAAGTTTTTTGATTGGACGATTGCAGCCACCAATGCAGAAAGGGTTGCACACCCAACACAAAAACCGCTGGCCTTGATGAAGTGGTGCATTCAACAAGCTGGCGACCCGCAAACCATCCTAGACCCCTTCATGGGCAGCGGTACAACAGGCGTAGCCGCCATACAGATGGGCCGCAAGTTCATGGGCATTGAGCGCGAACCAAAATACTTTGACATTGCCTGCAAGCGTATAGAGCAAGCCTATGCACAGCGCAGTTTATTTGAAGGTGTAAACGGCATTAGCGCCAGTGACTGCAAGCAGCAACCATTAATTTAAAGGGAGAAAACCATGCAACATGAAACCAGAAAACACGCCCGACTCTCAGCATCCCGCATGGACAGGGTGATGAGCTGCCCAGGCTCTTACCGGCTGGAAAGCAAGATGCCTTATGAGCCAGCCGGTGAGGCCGCTACCATCGGCACGGCTATCCATGAGCTATCCGAGCGCATTCTGCGCGGCGAGGCGGTCAACCCCAAAGACCACCCAGACGATCACTTTGACATGGCCAACGAGTACGCCACCTTCATCAATACGCTGGTCGAAAAACCCCGCAAGCGCATGATTGAGGTCAATGTGGACGCAGGCCTCAAGACCCTGCACCAATCCCTTGGCGGCACTGCTGATGCCGTGCTGGTCGATGGCGACCACCTCCATGTGGTCGATCTCAAGACGGGCCGAGTGCTGGTCGAGGCCGAGGACAACAAGCAGATGCTGACCTACGCTCTGGGCGTCATGCGC